CCTCGCCAACCAATCGGGCGGGCAGACCGAGGTTACGCCGCTGATCGACCGGCATATGTCGCTCAAGCTCCGGGTGTTCAAGGGTATCTGGCACCTCATACGCCAGTACAAGAAAGAGGAATGGTGGGTTCGCGTTACCGACAATGAGGACAATGTGAAGTTTGTCGGCTTCAACAGGCCCGTAACGTTCCGTGAAGAGGCGTTGAAGCGACTGACGGCCCAGGGTGTCGAGCCCGGTCAGGCGCAGATGATGATGGCCGAGCTTGAACAAGACCCGATGCGCGCACCGATGCTTGATCAGGTGGTGCGTATGGAAAACGTGCCTGCTGACATGGACATGGACATCACGATTGAGAACGTGCCGGACGTGGCCAATGTGCAGGAAGAGCAGTTCAAGGCGCTGACGGCGCTTGCGCCCGCCGTGGTGTTCCCGCCCGAGGTCTACATCAAGGCGTCCACGCTTCGAAACAAGCAGGAGTTGCTCGAAGAGCTGAAGGGCGCGGGCTCCAACCCCGAAGCTGACGCCATCAACAAGGCAATGGCTGATTTGGCCATGCGCAAGGGCGAAGCCGAGGTCAAAAAGCTCGAAGCCGAAACGCTGAAGATTATGACCGAAGCTGACAAGAACGACGCGCAGACGGGGCAAATCATCATGCCCACGGTCACAGTCCCTCCCGATGGGGGGCAGCAGCCAATCGAGACACAAGCCCCGGCCTAGAGCCGGGCTTTTTATTTTTGAAGGTATGAGTGCCGCCGCCGGGCTCCGGGCGAAGTTGAGAACGTGCCGCCGACGAACGGGCGATATGGAGCAAGCACAATGCAGGGAGACGACCTGACCACACTTGACGACCTTCTTGATGGACCCGCACCGGCACCGGACGCAAGTCCAACGCCAAGCGAACCTGAAAGAACAGAGCTGACGCAGGATCAACCACCTGATGAGGCTCAACCGGGCGATAAACCTGATGGAGCGGTGCCGCCGACCGAACCGAACGTCAACGATGGTCCGACCGTCCCGCGCAGAGCGCTTGAGGATGAGCGCCGCAAACGACAGGACGCTGAGCGCAAGCTTGATGAACTGACCAAGGCGGCCCAACAGCCTAAACCCCAGCCGCAGCAACAGCAGCCGGTCCAGCAACAGCAGCCCCCTGAACGGCCCGACCCCTGGGTCGATCCCGAAGGTGCCGCCCGCTACGACCAGATGATGTTCCAGCATCAGTTGTTTGAGACGCGCGTTGTCACGTCAAAAGAACTGATGAAGTCGCTGAAGCCCGATTTCGATGATGTCGAAAAGGTCTTTATCGAGGCGGCAAGCGCCGACCCCTACCTTGAGCAGCAATTGATCAGACACCCCTTGCCCGCGAAGTTTGCATACGAGCAGGGCAGGCGGATCATGCTCATGAAAGAGATCGGTGATGACCCGGAAGCCTACAAGGCGCGGGTCAGGGAAGAGCTGATGGCCGAATTGGCAGGACAGCAACCCACGCAACAGGTCCAACCGGCAGCGGTGGCTCCAGGAACCCCGAAAACGTTGGCAACCACGGCCTCAACGCAGCCGCGCAACAAGAACGGCACGTTTGCGCCAAAGGACGAGTTTGCCTCCCTTGATGACATCCTTGGAGGATAACCAATGTCTGAGACTCTGGTCCCCTCTGGCTTAACAGTCCAGCAGTGGGACGAAAAATACTTCCGCGAATACCTCAACTCCAACTGGTTCAAGCAGTATATGGGCACAGGCTCATCGAGCATGATCCAGGTGAAAGAGGATCTGACGAAGAAGCCCGGCGATAGCGTGACTTTCACGCTCGTCAACAAGCTGACCGGCACGGCGAAGGACTCGTCGGAAACGCTGGAAGGCAACGAAGAAGCTGTGGACCTTCGTTCGTTTCGGGTCCAGGTGCGCGCCTATGACCATGCGGTCAAGTACAGCAAGTTCGAGGCGCAAAAGACGGCGATCGATTCCCGGCAGGCCCATCGTGATGTGTTGATGGACTGGAACATGGAACTGGACCGCGACAACATCATCGCGGCTATGGGCTCCATCAACGGAACAGCCTATGCGAGCGCGTCAGAGGCGGCCAAGGACGCATGGCTTGCGGACAATAATGATCGTGTGTTGTTTGGCGCTGCCAAGTCCAACAACTCCGGCAATGATCATTCGGCATCGTTGCAGAACGTGGACACGACCAACGACAAGCTAACGCCGGACGCTATTGCGCTGATGAAGCGCATGGCCAAGACGGCGAGCCCGAAAATCCGCCCGATCCGCAAGAAAACGTCGATCGGTTCGAGCGAGGGCTACATCTTGTTTGCGCCAACCGAGATGGTGCGCGACCTTGCGGCCAACTCAACCTTCACGCAGGCCAATCGTGAAGCTCGCAACCGTGGCATGGATAATCCGCTGTTCACGGGTGCCGATTACCAGTGGGAAAACGTCTACATCTACGAGATCGAGGATATCCCCTCACTTGGAGCTGTCGGCAATTCATCGGCTGTGGTTCGGCCCTGCTATCTCATGGGCGCGCAGGCCATCGGCATGGCTTGGGCCAAGCGTCCCGAGACGGTTGAAGAAATGTTCGACTACAAGCGAAAGATCGGTCTTGGCATTACCCAGTGGTACAAGGTCGAGAAGATGCGCTTTGGGTCGGGTGCTTCTGACACCGACGACTACAAGGACCACGGCATTGTCACCGGCTATTTCGCCGCTGCGGCAGACGCCTAATCGGAGGATATGAACAATGGCTGCTGAAACTCTGTCCAATAGCCCGCTGACGGTTGGTCCCGGCAGCGGCTTGGCCGGTAATGCCAAAATCTGGCACCGCAAATACGATATCGCCGCCGATGTTGAAGATGGCGATATCTTCGAGCTGGGTAAGATTCCAGCTAACTGCCTCGTCTATGGCGGCTGGATTGCCGTTGACGACATCGATACGGGCACCGAAGCCATTGACATCGATGTTGGTTGGGCGGCGGCTGGCGGGTCGGACACCTACACCGACACACAGACCGGCGTGACCTACACCAACGCTGCCGCAACGGCGGACCCTGACGGGTTCGTCAATACCGGCGTGTTGACAGGTGACGGGTCGGCGGAAGTCTATGCTGCGGGCAAAACGCTCCGCTGGATGGTCTTGCCTGATCCGCTCTACTTCTCCGCAGAGACGATGGTGCAGCTAGAGGCCAACGCAGCAGCAGGCACGTTCGCCGCTGGTACGTTTGGCGTCTATCTCATGTATCGGATGCTTTAAGGCGCGGGAGCACGCTTGATGACCAAGACCGCAGTTGAGCTGGCGACGAGCGTGCTTCGCAGCAGAAACAAGTTGGCAGCCGAGGAAACCATCTCGGCTGCCGACAGCGGTCACATCGTTGGAGTGTACCAGGCCAAGCTTGAAGACTGGGCGGAAGAGGATCTGGTCTATTGGACATATGATGCGATCCCGCTGGTTGTCTTCCAGACCCTTGTCGAGTTGGTGTGGAATGAGGTTTCGCCAGCGTTCGGAGTGCCTAATCCTGTTGAAGAGAAAGTGCAGCGGGAAACCATGCTGCTGAAGCGGTTGAGGCGTCACGTCGGTCGCCGCAAAAGCGGCTTCCAGACCAAGGCCGTCTACTACTAGGGGGACGGCTAATGCCGAATGAAGTTTACGTTGTCGGGAAGCTTTCGCCGGACAACTCAACAACGACAGCGCCAGTAACGCCGGGACGCTGGCTGAAGCCGCTCTCGAAATGCTCTTGGTGGCCAACTAATGGGTGAACTGATCCCGCTCGCTCTGACAAGCTCATCAGCCCCGGCACGGTTCCGGCAGGGCGGCAACGCGACATTGGTCAATGGATTTGCCGAGGAAATCGGGCCCCAGGGCAAGGTGACGTTCGCGCTTTACTGTGTGGATGGGTTGGAAGGGTTTGCTACGCTTTCTGGCATCACGACAGGGATTAGGGCTGCAATCGAGGTTGACGGTGCTCTTTACGCGGTTGCGGGGACACAGCTCTGGAAAATCCAGTCTAACGGCAACGTCACGTCGCTAGGCTCGATGAGCATCAGCGCAACGGCTCCCGTCTACATGGCCCGAAACAGGCGTTCTACGCCAGACATCGTGATCGTGTGCGATGGTGTGATGTACTACTACCGCACCTCGCTTTCCCAGGTCACGGACGCGGACCTACTGGCGCCGCTGTCGCTGACCGTGGTGGACGGGATTATCATCATCGGCACGGCGCAGAACAAGTGGCAGGCCGGCGACATTGATGACGCCAGTTCATGGGACCCGCTGTCATTCGAGCGCGCCGACGCCTCGCCTGATCCCGTGGTTGTTGTGTTCTCACGGCAGAACGAAGCGCTGATTTTCGGCACCGAGACGTGCGAGTTTTGGGTGAATGCCGGCGGCGCGGATGCAACCGGGTTCAGCCGGACGGCCGTCATGGATCTAGGCTGTTTGGCTGCGCAGTCCGTGGCCAGGCTTGACCAGACTGTCGCCTGGGTCGCGCACGACGGCAAGGTTTACCGCCTTCAAGGTTATGCCGGCAAGCGCATCTCTACGCCGTCCGTTGAGCGCGACATTGAAGAGATATCTGACAAGAGCACCATTGTTGCCACGTCGTGGACGCGCGAGGGTCACGACTATTATCAGATCAGCTCGGAAAGCTGGACTTGGGTCTATGACAGCGTTTATGGGTGGTCCAATCGGAAAAGCTATAATGCCGACAGATGGCGCGTTTCGACTGTAACAAAGGCTTTCAACAAGGTCATCTGCGGAGATCGGGACAGCCCGAACTTTTACGAGATGTCGCAAGCCTACGCCGATGAGGCGGGCGATCCGCTTATCATGTCGGTGACGCTGCCACCGGTCACGGCCTATCCGCACCCAATCACATGCAATGCGCTGCATATCGACGTTGAGCGCGGCGTTGGCACGGGCCAGGGAGATGCGCAGGACATCGACCCTGAAATCATGCTGTATTGGTCGAAGGACGGCGGCGCGACGTTTGCGGGGCCCAGGACGCTCAAGATTGGGCAGCAGGGAAAGCGGATGCAGCGCGTCACCGCAAGGCGTCTCGGCCAGGCCACCGAACACGGGTTCACCTTCAAGATCGAGTGCAGCGCGAAGGTGGCGCGGGCGCTGTATGGCGTTTACGCCGATCTTGAGAAGGATGCTGTTTGATGGCCGAAATCAGCCCTTCCGCCGTCCCTGGGGATGAACACTTCTACCGCTATTTGCAGGCACAGAAGAGTGAGGATGCTGCTAAGTTTGCAGCCATGGGGGCGACGAAAGCGGCCCTTGAGCAAACCGCATTCATGACGTTTTTAATCGAGGCCGCAGATAACAAGGACTATCGCGTCCTGGTTAATTCGCCGCATGCCTTCACGATCAACAGCATCACAACAAAGTCAGGAGCGGGTACCTGCACGTTGACGGCGAAAATCAATTCAACGGCTCTCGGGGGGGCGGCCAACAGTGTTTCAACGTCTGAAGTTACGCAGACGCATTCCAGCGCGAACGATGTTGCCATTGGCGACGATGTTGTCCTTACTGTTTCGTCGAACTCCGGCGCTGAAGATGTATCTATCACGATAGCCTGCACGCTGACGCTGGACGCATGATCATAGCGAGCGGAATTATTGGAGGATACAGCGCTAGAGGCGTCACGTTCTCTGGCGATTATCTTAAAATATCGGGTTCTGCGGGACTTTCAGATAGCAAGACCGGCCTGCTCTCGATCTGGACGAAATCAACGTCATCCAGCCTTATGTTTGCTGTCTACGACGGCCGCTTCAGGGTCTACGTCGATACTGATCTGAGTATCGTCGGCATGAACTCGTCGGGCTCAACAATTCTCAACATATCGGCTGCAACAAGTACTCTTAACAACGACAATTGGCATCACACGTTGGCTGCGTGGGACACATCAGCAAGCGCCAAAACGAAAGTGTACCTGGATGGCGTCGACGCGACCAGCATAAGCGCGCTGTTGGACAGCGCTGTTGATTACGGTAATTACGGCGAGTTCAGAATTGGGGCTGCAACATCGTCAGCGTCCTACTCCGGAGATATGGCGGAGTTCTACCTCACGAACGAATGGGCAGACATAACGGATGCTGCCGTGCGCGCCAAGTTTTCAAGAAACGGGCGGCCGGTATCGCTTGGGTCTGACGGGTCCAAGCCAACCGGGACGGCTCCCCCAATCTACCTGAAGGGCCCTGCTTCGACCTGGGGCGTGAACTCTGGAACGGGCGGTAATTTTACCGTTGTCGGTTCGTTTTCTGACGCGGCTACAAAGCCAAGCTATTAGAGGATAGATCATGGGTTTCTTTTCAAACCTATCTGGCGGTCAGCAGAGATCCGATATCCGGCGCTCTACGGCGCAGGCGAATAGCATGATTGACCAGGGCTTCAACGAAAGCCAGGGCTACTACGATCAGGCGGCAGGGCTTTACGACCCCTACACGCAGCAGGGCGGCAAGGCGGCGACGATGTACGCCGATTTGCTCGGGATCAATGGCGGTGATGCCAGGTCTGAGGCGCAAGGCGTGCTCACGTCCGATCCGCTGTTTCAGGGCGGGCTCGCTCAGGACTCAAACGCGCTTTTGAAGCAACTGAATGCACGCGGCCAATCTGGCGGCGGGCTCGCCAACATCGCGGCGCAGCGGGTGCTGCAGCAGAATTACGGCTCATGGCTCGATCGCTACAACCAGGCCGGACAGCAGGGCTTCCAGGCGACTAACGCGCTGGCTGGAGTGAGGGCGGCACAGGGTGACAACGCCTATGGCGCAGCAACGACGAAGGCAGGTCTTGCGCTC